CGTCATCGACGGTCGTACCAGACCCACTAGCACGCGGTTTGCCAGACGGCCTCCCTGCGCTACCAACGGGCACCATCTTCTGTCCTACGGCACGCTTGGCCTTCTGCGCTTCCACACGCGCACGATCCCGTTCGGCTAACGCCTGCTGAGTCTCCCGTTGAGGAGCCGAGGTGGTTGTCCGAAGGCGACGGCCATGTTGAGCCTGTGCCCATACTGCCAAGTCGTCGAGGATGTACTGTCTGACAGCATCGTAGCGTGACGCCGGGATATACGCCTCTCCGTTTGGAGCGCGTTCGGCGTGCGCGTACATCGCCATCTGAAACTTCTCGGCAAGTTCTTCTATGGAAACGGATGGCAGTGCCCCGGCAATCGTCTCGAGGGCTGGCATCACTTCGCCTTCAAAGAATTGCTTACCTGTCCCCACAATCGCAGACATCTGCTGTTCGACCCGAAGGTCTTCAACTCGCTGTTCTGCGCGTGTGGCCCTCTTTTCCGGCGAGTTCTCTTCGCCGTATGCATCACGAACTGCAAACAAGAAGTCGTCGTCCAACAACAACTTCTCAATCTGCGACTCTCGTTCCGACAGCAACGCAGCAAGTTGCTCGCGCTCTTCATGGACCTGTTGAGCCATCTGCTCAACTTGATACACCTTCTGCTCGCGTTCTTGGTTGTAGACGCCCCACTGAGCCAGCTTCACCACCTGGTCCAGCCGATCTTTCCGCATCTTCCCGTTGGCTTTGTACTCAACGGTCAGCGCGGGGACTTCAACCTCTCCATCGTCGTCACGGAGAATAAACTCCGTTGCCAATTCGCCCATAACTGTAGGGACAGCGACATATCCTTCTGGCAAACTAGATGGAGCAGCATCGTCCGACGATTCGTCTGATTCTGCGTCATACCCCTCTTCTGCGGGCGCGTCGAGCGTCTCGTCTACGTCATTCGCCGCCACAGTGTCCTGTGCCGGTGGAAGGGCGCTTTCGATGGCGCTTGAAATGGCTTCACCGATGTCCATGCAGCGATCCTATTGCTGTCGGGATAAGATGTCGGCCTGCTGCGCGGCTTGTTCCTCTTCTGGGATGCCAGCCAAGCTCTGTTGGAGCAAGTTGGTGACCCCAATGGGAGGATTGTTGGCAGCAAGTGGCAACTGTCCCGGTGGGAAATTTGGTACGCTGGCAGCGGGAGGTCCGCTTTCTGGGCCAGCACCAGTGGGGGCGGGGGTACCCTGACCTTCGGGGCCACCACCTCCCTGCTTCTGCTGCGCTTGGTTTGCAAGCGCAATCCACCGCTCCTGTGCGGCGGCAATAATTGCGGGTTCTACGTCGTCTTGGAGCAGCAGCTCGCGTTCTAGCACGTCCTGGTGGATCGACTCGTTGTCCTGCCACCGCATCTCTGGCACGGGCGTCTGCATCCGAATCGCGTCAGCCACACGCTTGGCACGCGCTTCTTGATCTTCGTCTGGCGTTGCAATATCGCGGGATACCGCGAACATCTGCCGACGACGGTACTCCTTCATGTCGATCACGCCCGTCTGCAACCAGTTGTCCAGCAAATACATACGGAACGACAGCGGCATGGGCATCATCGTCGCAGCTTCCACCTTTACGTCGCTTTGCCCATCAAAATCCGACGACGACACAGCGCGAGCGAGGTCAGGACGGCCTTTGCCAATTGCGCCGAGCGAGCGCGGCATATCGTAGCCCCATGCCATGCCTGCCAACGTGATCTTGCCCCAGTCCGTAAACGCCATCGACAGCGCACTCACGCACGGGCTAAACACGCGCTCCAACTGTTCGCGGCTGGCAATAATGGCACGGCCCGATTCGCCAGTTACCTGCCCTCGGCTGACCGTATTCCAGCCAGAAGCGTTCTCAAAGGCGCTTTTCTCTAGCGCCAACGCTTCTTTGACATCGTTGCCAACGCTAAACCCGTTGACCGGCTGGATGCTATCCGACATCGGACCAGCGCCACGAATTTCGATCATGGACGTAACGCCGCCCATGAAGGTTTCGGTGGCAATGGCGTTCGGTCGCGTCAGGAATCGACCACCCGCGTTTACGCGGATGTTTTCGATCCACTTTGATAGCAACGCATTGACGCGCATCTGGTGGTCTATCCACTGCTCCATGATGGGGCGAGGATAGTAACTGGGGTCGCTGGAACCGTCGCGTACAGGGACCAGTGGAATCACGTTCCACATCAAGGGCGAGGGTCCGAACACGACTTCATCGCCAACGACCACCATCTGCAAGCCTTCGGGCAGCACATCTGGATGCGGCTCTAGATACACCGTGAACCGCTCCGTCACGTCCTCATCGCGCAGGCGTTGGCCTTCGCCAATCGTCGTCTGCGAGAGCACCCATGCGCCAATGCCTTCGGACCCGCTGTACGTTGGCCCGTTGCTGGTGGACATCATCGTATTGGCGGCATCCAATCCCGTAATGCCGTACCGATACGCGGCTTCGGAACGCGAGATCACCTCCCGAATAATGACCCAGTGGGGCTTCTGTGTGGCTGTCGCATTAGGCGAAACACGAACCTGCTCCACCCGAAGCGTCTGGGAACTGATATCTCCCATAGGCTTCTTCTGCCCCGCGAGGTCGCCCATGCGCTCGTCCCACGGTCCACGATTCGGGTTCCAGTATTCGTGCCAGAAGGAAATGCCGTCCGTTTGTGCCCAAAACGAAGCTTCCCGTGCCATGCGCGGCATCTCTTGCTGCTCATACTGGTACTCCAAGGCCATCTGTTGAGCCTGTGCCTTCCGACGATCCTCAGGGTCTTGCGTGACGGGCGTGACGGAGAAGCCGGGCTTCTGGTCCATCATGATCTGGAGTCGCTGGTCGAGCGCCTTGTCAATCATGTTGTACACCACGCGAGCCGCATCACGCGGACGGGCCGGTTCACGCCACGGGCCAAGCCCCTGCGCGGAAATCCACTGCTGCCCAGCGCGGAAGAGGCGGTTGCGCTCTACCAAGTGCAAGTGCATCTGCACCGCTTCGCGCCGGCTGTCCCACAAGCCACGGCACCACGACGACCACGCGGACGGGTCGATGTCCTCTACGTCGTCGGCGGCTGGGAAGTCGTGTCCGTATAGCGCACGACGCAGCGAAGCGTCATTCTCTGACGCCGTGTTCGTGTTATTTGCTGGAGGATTCGGTGCAACCTTTTCGTTCGGGCCAAGCGGGTTGTTTGATAGGCCTTCCATCGCACGGGCGAGTTCTGTCTCCAGAATCGGACCTTCCAGCGTCGGTACCGTCGCGCTGCCTTCATCAAGCATCCCGAGTGGATCGTCCCCGCCGAAGTACACTGGACCCGTCATGCGTCAATTCTCCCGACGTTGAAGGCGCTTCGCACCAAGTTCCAATCACGGAGCGCGTCGTACTTCTCCCGAATCGCCTTCATCATGTCTTCCTGTGCCCATCCGTCAGGATATTGCATCGCCACGGCGACCAAATCCTCTGGGACCACAATGCTGTACGCATCGTCCTCGTCGTTCTGCTCGACCGGCACTGGCGCAAACAGCGTCACCGTCTCGCAAATGCGGTGGACGGCGTAAATCGCCGCCAGCGGCCAGAGGACAAGGAGGATGTCCGTCACGATCCGACGTAGCGCACCGTCAAAACAGGCGATACGCTGGCAAACGTGCTACACCGCGCACGAATCGACGCATAGCCGCCCGAGTTCACCGTCCACACGCCCACGGCCGTTGCGGTCGATGCAGTCGTTGCGCTATTCGATGGCAGGCAATTCACCGCCACCCAATTGGCGTTATCTACCGTGCCCTCAAACGTGATCGTCGTACCCGTCATCGTGCCCGTGATCTGGATGCCAACTGCGCCAACGCTCGGCAAGCCAAACACCGTCGCGGCACTGTTCGCTGCGGTGACGGTAGTGGTTTCTTTGAGCAAGGTTCCGACAGACATCGCTATCTCCTGACGTTAGTTGCAGTCCCACGCACGAAGCGACTTGTTAATGCGCGAGTCTGGATCGTTTGCCTTCTTTGCGTGTCCATGCGGGCGAGGCCATGTTACTTCTTGGCCTTGAGTTGCTTGTGCTGCTTGATCGCAATGGCGAGGAAGCCTGCGACCAGCGCCTTGACCACTTCGCCGTCCCACAGCGCCAGTTCGGTCGGAATGTCCGTTCCCACCAGATTTGCCAGCGCGGTTGCCAGCGAGGCAATGGCGATAGCCAGCCCCTGCTTGGCATACGCGGGGAGTCCGTCGATCACCGCACTGGTTTGCTTGATCCCGTCGAGCACAAACGGCGTAACCAGACCGATCAAAATAGGCGATAGCAGCTTGACGGCGAGGGTGAGCATGGTGTTTTCAAACATCAGTCTTCTTCCTCCTCGTCCATCTCGTCGTCGTCAGACTCACCGGACAGCTTGGCTTCTAGCGCATCCATGCGCTCCATCAGCGCGTCGAGCTTGGCGCTCAAGCCTTCAAGGCTCGCCTCCTCCACCTGCTCGTCTTCGCCGCCCTGCTCGTCCGTCGGGTAGCCTTTCTCGTCGCGCTTTGCCATCGCGCCACGATTCCGCATCGGCTTGCCCATGCCAATGACGACGGTCATGCCCGATTCCCTCATCGGGCTGCTGTCAGACAAGCCTTTCCGCTTGAGCATGGGCTTGCGACCTAGCTTTTTGCCAAGCTTGCTCAGTACCGCTTCCATGCCGACTTTCTCCATGTGCGTTACCAGCCCGATCCGGGCAGTTGCGATTGAAAGTCTCCTGACGGCTGAAACACCCGCGCAGGGCCATCCTCTGGAGAAACATACGGGTCATCGCTGATCAAACGCAACCCTGGTGGTGCTTCAGGCACCGCTCCCTGTACCCGATCCCAGCCATGCAGCGCCAAGGCCACCGCCATCACGCCGTCGTCGTGGAACCCGCTTGGGGCTTCATAGCGGACACCTGTGGCGGTGTAGATAAACTCAAAGGCTTCCATCTCCGACGTGAGCCATCGGTAGTCATCTCCGTCAGGCAACGTCAACTCCTTGCCTTGAAACGCCGCGACCAGTCGCTGCATCAAACGCAGCTTGGAGCTTTGCGTAAACACATGGGGCGTGACGTTGACCCCCATCCCCTGCAAGTCGGCCACAATGGCGTCACCGACACCCGTCGCGTCAGCCACGATAGGCGTGTCCCCTACCTTCCCCCTTACCCGCGCCTTTGTGACGGCCCACGGGGCCTGCCAGCGGTCCAGAAAGGCCACACGGCGGTAGGCGTCGAACCCGACGAGCACGGTAAAGTCCATACTCCGCGCCAAGTCCACACCGTAGACCACGACGGGCTGGTCGGACAACGGGCCTACGCTGGCTCGGATGGCTTCTAGGCCAAAGGGGTTTGCGCCATCGTCGGTCGGGATGCCTTCAAATTCTTGGGCAAAGACTTCGGGTGGCAACTCTTTTCGGGCCGCTTCGACTTCCTCGGCAGGGATATACGGGTTTTCTAGCGTCGAGGCGCGGAAGCTGGCCCAATCGGGGTCTTCGCCCAGTCCTCGGTTAAAGAGGACGACAAATCCGTGCCGACGACCCTTTGGCGTGCCCAAGATCAGCGCCCGACCCTTGAGATCGACCAGTGTCGGTCGAATGGCGGACTGCCAGACTTCCATCAAGTCTCGCGTAATACCGGCCTCGTCGATGACCACCAGCGCGTACTTGCGACCTCTGGCAGGGTCTGGGGTGTCCAGCGTCCAAACCTCAATCACTCCGCCGGTCACGAGTTCTAGTCGCTTGTCTTGCTCGTTCATGCGGGCCGTGATGGGAGCCAAGCGATCCACCAACTCCCGCCATGCCTCCAGCGCCAGTTTGTACGATGGCGCAAACCAGCCGACCGGCTGTCCTTGGAGCGCCACATCGCACGCTTCCCGAATCCCACAGGCCGACTTCCCCCACCGCCGTCCGCACATCACCACCCGGAACCGTGCCGGATGGCTGGCAATGGCGACCTGCCCAGGATGGCGTTTGTGCAGGCGAACCTCCACCTCCCCAGCGCCTTTTTTGTGTTTTCCCCGTACCGATGCCATTGCTTCTCCTAGAGACTCGTGTACTCAGTGACTCGTTGCTCAGCTACTAGCTACTAGCTACTAGCTACTAGCTACTAGCTACTAGTTACTAGGTACTAGCTACTAGGTACTAGCTACTAGCTACTAGGTACTAGCTACTGAGTTACTCCTTACTCTTAACTAGATACCGTTAGGGTGACTGGTGAGTCACCCCTGACTGGTGAGTCACCCCCCCCTACCCCACTACTCCTGCGCCCAAAGACAAGGTTGATGCTACCATCGCGCTTTGCAATGCCTTGACGTTCCTAACCGGCGCATCATCCTCCACCACCTTCACCTGTAACGTCTGCGTTCCCTGATGCTCTACGGTCTGTTTCTCCCCATACTCCACGGGGTTGGCCTTCGCTGCCGCCCACTTGAGCGTTTCAATCAGCACGCGGTCTGTCGCTGTCGTGCTACTCGTACTCTCTCGCGCTACCAGAATCGCTTCCTCCGCAAACGCCTGCCCCAACAGCGTCTTGGTGCGCTGATAGCGCAGAAACCACTCGTCCTGCGCCACAATCCAGCGCCGTACCACGCCAGGCGTCAGCGCCTCCCCACGCAACCGTGCCACGCGCTTCACAGTCTCCTGCAACGTGTGTCCCTCCGCCATCTCCTCCAGCACGATCTCGACAATCTCCGCTTGCTGGGCGGCAGTCTTGGGCTTGCTCACTGTCTTTGACACTATCTGGCCTCCTCTGTTTTTTGCCACGCGCACCTAGGCAAGATAGCGTAGCGGCTGATCTTGACAAGTAACGAGGTGCGTCTGACCGGAAGGGGGTGGGATAGAGATCACCATCGCCAGCGCCGGGGGATACCCTCCCCCCCCCTCCCCCCCGACCAGCATGCCGACCAGCATGCCGACCAGCATGCCGACCAGCATGCCGACCAGCATGCCGACCAGCATGCCGACCAGCATGCCGACCAGCATGCCGACCAGCACGAGCGCCACGAGCGCCACGAGCGGCAGCGCACGAGTAGCACGGCGCACGCTCCACGCTCCACGAGCTCCACGCGCTGCCTACGCTGCCTACGCTGCCTACGCTGTCGCTGTCGCGCCACGTAGGCACGTAGGCACGTAGCCACGTAGCTACGTAGGCACGTAGCTAGTAGCTAGTGGCTAGTGTCTAGTGTGTCTAAGTGACACAGCCTACTATAGGCACGTGCGCGGGGGCGAACGGCGTGACAGTGTGGCGCACCGGAAGCTGGGGTCACCGCCCCACGCACTACCGCAAGCGTAGCGCGACCCTAGCCACTAGATAGCGCATAGTCCTAGTAGGCTCAATAAATCCTTGCACGTACACACATTTACTATTGCGTATGCTGATGGATGGCCGTATACATAGGGTGTGCCGGATGTGCCGGACCTTTTACCTCATTAGATAGGATATCGCCATATGACGCAAGCACAGCGGGACCGCATCGCCGGTGCGGTCAATCGTTTCACCGATGCTCGCATCGCTCTAGCAAACGCACGTTATGCGAAGAAAAACGGCAACGTTTCCGCGATCGTCGGTTACGTGCGGCGCGCCAAGATGATGCACGCTATCGGGTTGCGTGATCTTCGCAGCGGCTCGAAATAGTACACACTGTCCACATTCCCCCTCTCGCCACCAGGTCCCCACTATGTCCAAAGTCACGTTGTCCCTCCGTTCCCTCCGCTACGTCCTTCCGCACGTGTCTACCGAAGCGTCACGGCCAATTCTAGGTGGCGTCCTACTCGAACCGTCCGGCGTGATCGTCGCCACCAACGGGAAGACACTTGTCTCGTATGCTCACGCTGTGTCCGGTGTTACTCGTCCGATTATCGTCGCATTCCCGAAGCTTGCAGCGAAAGGCGATACGCTGGAATTCACGATGCCGGCGGAAAACGACAACACTCCGATTGTGGCACGTGTGCTAACAGACCGCGGTATGGAAATTGAGCGCGTGATCCTCCGCGAAGTGGAAGGGCCGTTCCCGAACTGGCGCAACGTTTTCCCGGCAAGCGACGCTAAACCGATTCCGGCGGTTGGAGTCGATCCCGAACTACTGGCGCGGTTCTATGTGAAAGGCTCAAAAGAGCTTGAGTCGATAGTGCTTGAATTCTTCTCCCCGGAAAGCGCCATTCGTGTCACGTACCCAAAGCGCCCCGAAGTTGCCGGGCTCATCATGCCGGTGCGGGTGACGATAACACCCGATACGGGTTGGGTGATGCGAAGTGCTGCCTGGGAACCGGTCCCGCCTGTCGACTGACTAAGGCGAAACTAGGGACGTGCAAGCGTCCCTAGTCTGTCCGGTAGATACCGGCACTGATGAGCCTACGCCCCGCACACCCCACTATGCGCCCACACACAACCGCTCGCCCATTCCTTGAACGTCGCCCTGGTGTCGCCGTTATCGGCCTTTTCGCCCTTTGGGTGGCTACTGGAATCCTAGAAGGGTTGGGCCTCTAATGACCACGACTGACACTATCCGCGCGAAAGTCGCAGACAGTCGCGCCGTAACCAAATTCCGCGACGCACCTAGCGAGCTTGCGGCCGCTCATCCTGAGCTTGCCCGGCGCGCCACTGTTGCGCGGCAGACAAGTGGCATGCTAGGCACTACGTACACGTACCGGCTTCACGCGGATAGGACGGCCGCGCACAAATACGCGAACGGGCAGGACAATAGCGTACGGCTCGTTATCCCGTGATTAGCTATTGACGCCTGCAACGCTCGCACGTACTATGATCTTGA